GTGGTGATGAATTCACAAAAGGGAAACGCAGCTGCGTAAGCGGTTGCGTTTTTCTTTTGTGCAAATCATGGCCCATTCTCGCTTCCGTTAAAACTTCATACTTAGCATGCAGGCGGAGTCAGAAGTTCCAGAGTTTCATGCCATGGAGATATTTCCAGGCGTGGAAGCTTCTGATTTTTCCGCCTGTTTCTTTTCGAGAACAACCTCATCATTCATGTCTTTCTGAAGGCTTTCCACATCTCGATCCGTCAGCTTGGCGTTTGCACCAGCCTTGTCCATCAGATCAGAGATCACCTTGTGGGCATATTCCAGGACAATTGTCTGGGCATCTGGCGGCAGCTGATCATAGATAGCGACGAATGTGTTTGCGATATCAGGCAGATCCAGGCGCTTGATCAAGTCATCCAGTCGTCCATCCTGCTCCGGTCGGAACATGTTGCCTTCTCCGGTCCGAAGCCAGGTTTCATCAACCTGGGGAAATGCGGCCAGGATCAGCTTGATGTGGCGCTCCTGGACTGGATTGCGTCCTCTTTCCAGATCGGAAAGGCCACCCGTACTAATGCCTATCTTTTTTCCGAACAAGGACAGCGTCATGCCCGTAGCCAGTCGAAGTTCTTTTAAGCGTTCGTTCATTTGATCACATCCTTTCATTAATAAGTATAGCATGGTTTACGCAGTACGTAAATATCCTATTGACACGATTAAGCATTACGTAGTAGAATATACGTGGGACGTAAAATTGATTCAAAAAGGAGGCTAGAAACCATGGTAACCGGAAACGAAAAACTCAATGTCTCCGAAAACAGCGTGAAGGAAAACGCCCCGCTGGAACTGATGGGCACCCTCTACGAAGTCAGCAAGCTGCCAACAAAATCTGCGCGAGACATCGCGATGGCACAGATCACGGCGCATGCTGTCGAAGTACTGAGGACGCTCCAAGTATTGACCACTGCCTGAGGAGGAGGAATCACCACATGACACTCTACGAAATCGCACGTGACAACATCCAGGCCATGTCAGACGGCATCGCCTGGCTGGCAGTCTGGAGGACCGGACGGAACTGGAATGCTTTCCTTTTCTATCCGTGCTACGACGCCAAGACCGACATGCTGGTCATGGAGCCGGAGGAGCTGGCGATGCTGGACGGAGCATCCTGCCTGGATTCGCACGCGATCCTGGTCAACACCTGGTATCACAACCTGGGTGTAGATCCTGGCAAGACCCGCAACAATTCCCGTGTCCTGGCCAAGAACCTGGCCAAACTGCATGACGAAGATCTGCTGTCAAACCTGACCGACTACCTTAACCGCTGCTGCGTCTATGGAGAGAGGGAGAATCTTGAGCGGACCTTACTTCTTGGGAAGCAGGCTTGAGGACAGCGGCTGGCAGATGATTGCCATCTTCCGCGTCATCAATCCTGATTTGCCCGTCATGCACAACAACATCGAAAACATCACTGGCTGGGTCCCGAAAACGAGACTCAGCCAGGGAAGACTCTCCCGCGAAATTGAGACGCTCAACATGCGGGACGCCCACGACAAACACCTTGACGAGATCAGCGAACCTGTCAGGAGGGACACATGAGCAAACCAGTCTTGATTAAGTGCGACAGATCAACATGTGAACGCCTGAAGCTGGTTTTTGCGGAAGAGACTGAACTGTGCTTCTTTGGGTCCAATGCCGGAGTAACATGTTTGCCTTACTTTACACAAGACGGCACAGATTGCAGGCGCTGCATCGAAGAGAATGTGGAATGGATCATCACAGACGATCCGGAGACAGAAGAATGAAACTCAGGAAAGAGTATCACGCCGAGATCAAGGTCGGCATCATCTGGCACGAAATGCGCACCCACAGCTTCAGGGAAGCGGACGCCTGGCTGGCCAGACAGCGGGACAAGGCCATCAAAGATGGTCTGACGATTGGCTATCTGAAAATCACAGCCCTTAACGTCCGCGACTGGAGAGAGTTTATTCCAAAGAGAGAGGAGGACAGGAATTGATCAACCACAAACCAAACGAACGCTATGACGAGCAGCGCCATGGGGGGCTGGACAAGTGGTCCAAGGGCAATCCTAAGCAGCGCGGTCACTATACCGTGATATGCAACAACAGGAACAGGTACTGGGTCAAATATGACTGGTTTTTCAATGGTACCAACTGGGTGACGCCAGCAAACAACCTCGCTTACAGTGTCATCCTATACCTTGAAAACAGCAGGAGGGAATAGGTATGCATTGTGTCCTGCCAAGAACCCGCCCACGAAAGGACGAGCCAACCATGAATGCAGCCATGAACACAGACAATGCGATCCACATCTTAACCGAGGATCTGAAGAACTTAATCTGGAAAGACTACGACAGCCCCGCCACGCGGGAGTGTGTCTACGAGTGGTACTACGCGGAAACCGGCTACTATGTCTTCCGCCACAAACACCTTCGATCCATCCACCTGGTCAAGGCAAAGTCACCGGACGACGCCTTCGAGAAGATCAGGAGAAACTACCTTAAGAGGAGCAACTGACATGCTGACCACCGATTTGCTTATCGTCCGCGATTTGTCCTATATCGCCCTTATGTTTTTGGGGCTGTGGAAACTCATCTCCCTGGCGGTCCTTGGGATCCTGACCCGCCCGGAGGAGGACGACGAATGATCACCCCAAGGATCCTCAGGAAGCGGGCATGCCAGGCAGCCGGCTGTCACGACTGGACACTCTCCGACGCGGCAGCTGCTGCCAATCCTGACACAGGCATGCTCATCAACATTGTGTGCAGACGCTGCGGATTTATCAAACCGCCGCCCGATCCGGAGGAGGATGCCCATGATCATTAACAAATCCCGCCTGATCTGCCGCGTCCGCGGCCATGACTGGGGCGTGCAGAAAATCGTGGATTCAGAATCCATGTTCCCCTCTTTTACCTACAAAATCAAATGGCAGGCTCAGTGCAGACGCTGCGGAGCTGTCAGATTCACCTGGAGAGGAGTGGCCAGACAACATGCTGCTGACTAGATCACAGGTGGCAGAGCGCCTGTCTGTGTCACCGCACCAGGCCGGCTACCTGATGCTAGAGATGCCAACCGTCATGGTGGGCAAGCGCAAACGCGTAACCGAAGAGGTGCTTGCAGAATACATCAAGCGCCACACAAACACACCACAGGCACCCGTCACCACAAAGAGAACCAAAAAGCCTGACCCGGAATTGTTTGACGAGTCAGGACGAATCAAGTTGCGGAGGACACCACATGGACACAACGAGCAACACAACTGAGAGCGGCACCCTTAATCTGGAGCTGGCCCAGATCGCGGCCAATCTGTCTTCGGAGAACATGAACCTCAAGGCAGAACTGTACAATTTCAGGAAGAGGATGGAATCAGTCCTGGAAGAGAATGACAAGCTGGTCAAGGAAAAAGGAGAGAAAAACGCAGAAATTTCAGCGCTCTATGATTCCTTGCGCGTGAAGAATGAAAAACTCCGTCACAAGGGCGACATAATCCGGGAGCTGAATGCAAAGGCAAGCGCCTCGGTCACAGACAGCAAAGAATACAAACTGCTGCAGAAAAAGCTGGATGGCATGAGCGAAGCCCTTGGAAACAGCAGAACGAGATGCGATCGACTGCAGTACATAGCGAACAGTCAGAGCAGGAGGATCATGGAACTGGACATGCAGATCCGGAAGCAAATAGAAGACGATAGCAAAGAATTCATAGGGGTCAGCTCAGAAGTCATTACCCACATTAATGACGAAGCTAAAACTATCGTCCCGGCAGAAAATCCGTCGATCCATGTAGATCACCTTGTGACCTATCTGCAAAAGCGGATGAATGGCATAAGGAATAATATCGACGAAGAAGATTCCCGCTGCGGAGAATATGTGCTCTGTCTGAGGATTGATTTTCCGAACGGCGGTTGTATTAAAAGATCTTACAGACTGACACCTTTCCTCAGCCTTGATGGATCGGCATATTCGCTGACCGTGTTCTGGAACCTTTACTGCGACGCCCTGGCCACGCTCTGCCAGGCAAGTGGAGAAAACAGAATCTGCGAAAAGAAACTGGACGATTAACTGCACATAGCGGAAAGGCTGACAGACATCGAGGAGATTGTAAATGGCGAATGAACCACACTATACGACCCGCGAGATCTGCGAGGCAACCGGCCTGGCTTACGGCCTCATCAGAGGAAGGATAAAACTCCTGGGCTTAAAGTCGGATTGCGGCTACACATACGAGGAAGTGAAGAAGATCGTTGGCTATAGACGGAAGAGCAGGCCACCCGACAGGAGAAATATTGCCAAACTCAAACTTGCGCTCATGAACGACGGATACAGCGTCCGCAAGGACTGATTACTCAACCATTTGAAAGGAGCAAGCAGAATGACAACACAGGAATTCGAGCAGAAAGCCAAGGAAGCCGTGGTCGAAATCATGGCCAAAAAGCACGGCGTCCAGGTCAAGGCGGAGGATCTTCAGTTCGTCTGGTTCGCGCACGAACTCGGATATAAGAAATGTACCTTCTACGCCAAAGACCTTGGCCACTATTACCCTGAGGTGACTTACAACCTCGCTAAGAGCGAAATGTACATCGACATCTACTACAAGCAGAGCAATACCAGGATTCTGCTCACCCCTGAGGATCCACCCAGGTACGAAGACGTTGACCCCAATACCGCAGACGGACCCGTCGCGGATCAGAACAAGTAACAGACATCACCACACAAAGGAGATCACAAAAATGGACAGAAAAATTGTCAAACAGATCATTCTGGAGAAGCTGCAGAAAGCCGGCATCAAAGGCGTTGAAATCGAAGAGGACGAGAACACCGAAACTGGGCTCATGGTTTCCTGCGAAGCAAAAGAGGGACTGACCGCCCAAGAAACATCCAAGCTGATCAGACAAGCGCTCGCTGAAGCAATCAAAGAACTCCGCGAGCGCAAAGCCAAAGACGGGGATCCGGATCCTGACACCAAAGTGAAGCACCATTCGTGGCACACCGTGCGCGGCATCATCAAAGAAGATGTCAAAGAGGAACTGAAAGCAAACTTCGACCCCAGAAAATACTCCTTCGACGAGAGCGACATGGACAGCCTGATGCATGCCGCGGACAGGATCAGGGAAAGCATTGACCGCATGGATCACATCGATGTTTACCTCTGTGGCGCACGGCAGATCGACGAACTGAACAGCAAGATGTTCGCGCCTGGTGTGACACACAGGATCAAAGGCGTCATGCGCCCCCTGACTTTGGACGCAACGCAAGCCAAGGATGCCCACATGAGCCTGGCCACAAAAGCAAGAGCCATGCTGCTTGCCTTGGAACAGGAATTGCGCGAGAAAGAACTGTCAAGGCATGTGGTCGCCATGAAGATAGCAACGTCCCACATTTCGGACAAAGGGCGGTACATCATCAATTACGGAGTTCCGCAGCCCCTGAGCTGGGAAGAATTCGAGGAACTGGTGCGCCAGTGCAAGAATGACGAATGTGAGCCTACCTGGTTTGTCCTGGCAGACGATCTGAACGACGAGATGTACAGCGCCCTGACAGCCAGGAAGAAAGAAATCACCTGGTCTGAGTGCTACGACGAATGCTGCGAAGTGCATAAGATGCAGCTGTAAGGAGCAAAACATGGCGAAGAAGACCAAGCCTGGCATCAGGGACCCCACCCAGGATGAATCATCCTGGGCGACCAGTACGTACGGAAAGATCTCATCAACTGCGAGATCGGCAAGCATCTTATGCCCGTACTGGATCGCCCATGGATGTAAGGAGATCCACTGCACGACACCATATGGCTCTGAGTGTCGGCACATCCTGAGATTCCGGACGGAGGATCTGAAAGAACGCCATCTGGAAGTGTGGTGCTGCGGCAGATGGGATGCATGCGAATGGAGCCAGTGCATGCAGCAGGTCGAGGATCCCGACAGTTGAGCAGGCGCTCCTGGCCGGAGCGGACTGCGGGACAGCCTGCTGAAATTTGGCCTCACTGGACAGTGCTATCTGGCCCCATCTGCCTGGCACAGCGCCATACAGGAAAGAGCCGGCAGCCTATCCGTGCTGCTTACGGAGAGAAAGCCGTGGACCCACCAGGGAACACAGCGGCTGCCACAATGTTACTGACGATATTTTCTCCGGACCGCTGCGGAAACGCAGCAACATCTCCAAAACGCTGCGGAAAACGCAGCATGCATCCGTGGTGCCTTCATCTGCCTCTCTCTCCGACACCTGACATCACGGACAATGGGGAAAAACATACAAACAAGGATCGTGCACACAAGGGATGGCCGGAGCACACGGGAAAGGTTCCGGCCGATCCGTTTCCTGTTCATGCTTCGGGAGAAAGTGCACGAATAGAGACAAACACAATCTTTTACACCTGCACAGTTTACACAAAAAGCAAAATCAACGCAGATTCACACAACATTAAGCCGTGGATGCAGCTACATCCACGGCATTTGGCTACCAAAATTTCAGCCATCAAAATCACCACACGGAGGGACACCCATGGACGAATGGTTCAAATTTCATACCACCTGGTTCACCGGGATCGAGCGTCTGAAGAGCGATCCGGAATCCATAGGACGGTTTATGATCGCCCTCATGGACTTTATATCGACAGGAACAGAGCAGGTTCTTCCGGGAAAGGAAGATATCCTCCTGGCCATGGCCGTGGCTGACCTGAAGGTGGACATGGAGCAGAGGCAGAAGCGCGCGAACGATGCCTCAGATCTGTCAGATAAGCGGAGCAAGGCAGCCATGACGAGATGGCACAAGGACCAGCCGGCACCGGAAACGGATACGCATGCATCCAATTGCATGCAAATGGATGCAATTGCATATGCAAATGAGCAAAGCGATGCAGACGGATGCAAAACCGCCCATAAGAATAAAGAAATAAGATATAAGAATACAGATACAGATACAGAAAAAGAAAAAGAAAAAGAGATAAAAGAAACCGCCGCCGGAGGCGGCGTCAAAGAAAGCCAGAAAGGCAGCGCAGGCGCTGCCAGAAAGCAGACCGGCCAGAGGCCCCCAGAATCCAGATATGACAAGATCACAGAACAGCAGTACACCCAGAGGCCAAACACAGAGCCAGACAGCAACGCAGTGCCTGCGTGGCTGCAGGAGGCCAGAAACAGAGAGTCTGCCGCGGATCCGGAGGGCGCTTAGCACATGACTATGAGAAAAACAGACGCCAGGAGATGAAGACAAACAGCAAACCTGGCTCTTTCGACTTACAAACCTTTGCCTGCAGCCTATCATCAAAGCGGATAAGCTGTGGACAACCGGGTCAGAATGTGAATAAGAAAGGCGGAGATGATCACGGGGACAACAAAACCAAAAATAAACAATCCCGCGCAAGCCCCGCCTGCGAAGAAAACCAAGCCAAAGCCGAAACCATCAAAGAAAACGGCATCGGTACCCGCGCAGGAAACCAGGAAACCGGGATCAGAACCAGGTTCAGAACCGGACTGGGACGCGATCCGTGCGGAGTACCTTTCAGGCGGAATCGGATACCGGAAGCTGGGCGAAAAATACGGCTTGCCCTACCAGCGGATAGCGGACAGGGGAAAGAAGGAGAAGTGGGCGGAAGCCAGGCGACAAACCGCGGACAAAACCATGACGATTCTGGAGAAAAAGATAGCCGAGCAAAAGGCGGCCAGCCTGGAAAAACTCCTGAGTTCGACGCTCGAGGTCCTCGATGCGATCCACCTTGCGTCCAGATCGCTCCATGCGTCCTTTCTCCCGACGGAAACAGACGGCCAGATCACCATGCCGGTGATCAACGAAAAGACCAGCGTGACCATGCGCAACCTCGCGCAGGCCATCTCCGTCACCCAGGAGTCACTCTATGCTCAGCTCAACATGCTGACACCCGCCCAAGAGAAGCAGTACGCGCTCAACCTCAGGCGTGTTGAAGCCGCAGAGCGTGCGATCGATGCCAAGACCCCGCACGTCGAACCCACTCAGATTGTGATCCAGGTGCCTGCGCGCGATCCACCGGAAGACGGCAGCGAGCCAGAACAGCCGACAGTGGGTGATTACCTTGCTTAAGCTATTTCTTAAACCGAACAAGAAACAGGACATGTTCCTCAGAGCCCGTCAGAAGTACATCATGTACGGCGGAGCACGCGGAGGAGGGAAAAGCTGGGTCGTGAGGGCCAAGGCAAAGCTGCTCGCCCTGCACTATGACGGCATCAAGATCCTGATTGTCCGTCAGACCCTGGAGGAGCTGAGAGGCAATCATATCGATCAGCTGCGCAAGGACCTTCTTGGCATCGCCAGATACAACCAGCAGGAGAAGCGCTTCACCTTTCCCAATGGATCAACCATTGAATTCACGTACTACGGCTGCGACAGTGACGAAAACCACATCCAGGGCAAGGAATGGGACATCATCTTCATCGACGAGGCAACCAACCTGAAAGAGGAGTGGATCAAGAAAATCAATGTCTGCAACCGCTCAGTCTCAGGTTTTCCCAGACACATTTACTACACATGCAACCCCGGCGGCGTATCTCACGCGTACTTCAAACGCGTTTTTGTGGACAGAATCTTCCTGCCTGACGAGGATCCGGATGACTATGTGTTCATCCCGGCCCGCGTGACGGACAACGATGTCCTCATGCAGGCACAGCCGGAATACCTCAAACAGCTCCAGACCCTGCCGCCAAAACTCAGGGCAGCCTGGCTCGAGGGCAGCTGGGACATCTTCGACGGAGCTTTCTTTGAAGAGTTCCGCAACGACCCAGAGCATTACAAAGACAAGAAATGGACCCATGTTATTGATCCCTTCCCCCCGGACCGTGGGTGGAAGATATACAGAAGCTTTGACTGGGGCTACAACAAACCGTTCAGCTGCGGATGGTGGGCCGTCGACTATGACGGCGTGTTCTACCGTATCCTGGAGCTGTACGGCTGCCAGCGCTCCAACGGCATGGCCATACCCAACCAGGGCGTCAAGCTTTGGCCGCATGCTGTGTTCGCCAAGATCCATCAGATCGAGGCCGGCCATCCCTGGCTGGCAGGCAAGCAGATCACAGGCGTGGCTGACCCCGCATGTTGGAAAGCGGAAACCGGCGAGAGCGTGGCAGATACCGCAGCGCACTATCAGGTGTACTTTGACGAGGGCGACCATGAACGTATAGCAGGCTGGATGCAGATGCACTACCGGTTCCATTTCAACGAGGAAGGCTACCCCATGCTCTATGTGTTCAGCAACTGTCAGCAGTTCATTCGTACCATCCCGACGCTCCAGTACGACGCGCACAACGTTGAAGATCTGGACACAGACGGAGAGGACCATATTGCTGACGAAACAAGATATTTCTGCATGACGCAGCCCCTCAACCCTATGCCGGACGTCATCCCGTACAAGCCTAAGTATGGCGTAGACCCGCTTAACCAAATGAAGACCAAAAAACAAGGAGGAATCAGGATTGCCTAAACAGAGACAGGACACAGGACAGCAGGCACCAACTGACGTGGAAGCCGTCATCCAGCGTGCTGTGCAGCAGCGCCTCCAGGCGGACAGGCTCGCACAGACAGGCGGACAGATGCCAGGCCAGATCCCCGGGCAGCCAGGCACCCAGACCGGACAGCCTGGCCAGATCCCCGGACAGCCAGGCACCCAGACCGGACAGCCCGTACAGACACCAGGCATGGGACAGGGAACCAATCCTCAGGCACCTGTGCCAGGCATGCCCCAGGGAACGCCAGTCATGCCAGGCACGAACCCAGCACCCACCATGCCAGGCATTTCCAATTCGCCGACAGACAGTACCGGCCAGCTCCAGCCCTATACAGAAACACCCTTTGTCCAGCAGCAGTCAAAGATCACCAAGGAGCGGCTGGCCAAGGCCATGGAGACTTACCGCAAATACAAAGACGCCAAGGCAAGTGTTAATGAGCGGATCATCACCTCTCAGCAATGGTGGAAGCTGGACAATTGGCGTCAGATCCACAGGGACAACAAGGCAGATGGCGAGGACGATCGGGGCAAGACCAGCACGCCGTGGCTGTGGAACTGCATTGTAGGCAAGCATGCTGACCACATGGACAGCTACCCCGAGCCCCTGATCCTGCCCCGTGCCTTTGATGACCAGGAGGAGGCCACCAGGCTTTCAAAGGTTGTCCCTGTCATCCTGGACATGTGCGGCTTCGAACAGACCTACTCAGACTGCGGATGGCAGAAAATGATCGAAGGCACAGCCTGCTACTCCGTGACCTGGGACAAGGACAAGTACCATGGACTGGGCGATGTGAGCATCCATAAGATCAACCTGCTCAATCTCGCATGGGAGCCAGGCATCTCAGATATCCAGGACTCCAGGCATGTGTTCCACGGCGTGCTCATCGACAATGACATCATTGAGCAGATGTATCCCCAGGCCAAGGGAAGGCTTGGCCAGTCAGCCACAACCCTGCAGCGCTATGAATACGATGACTCCGTCGACACCACGGACAAGAGCCTGGTGATTGACTGGTACTATCACCAGACCAACCCCCAGACCGGACAGCGGACGCTTCAGTTCTGCAAGTTCGTCAACGACGTTGTCCTCTATGCCACCGAGGACGACCCGGAGACAGCCCAGGCCGGTCTTTATGACGACGGCATGTACCCCTTCGTGCTCGACCCGCTCTTTCCAGTCGAAGGCAGCATATGCGGCTATGGCTATGTGGATATCGGCAAAGGCACACAGAAGGACATAGACGTGCTTTCCCAGGCGTGTGTCATGAACGCAGCTGTCAACGCGATCCCGCGCTACATGATGCGCCAGGATGGATCCATCAACGAAGAGGAATTCTGCGATTTCACAAGGCCCATTGTCCACTATAACGGATCCACCCCGTCGGACGCGGCCATCCCGATCGTGACCCCGCAGCTCCCTGGGAACACCATGAACATGCTGCAGCAGAAGATTGACGAGCTGAAGTTTGTCACTGGCAATACGGATGTCAACAATGGATCCACCCCCAGCGGCGTGACAGCCGCAGCGGCCATCCAGGCACTCAAAGAAGACAGCGGAAGATCCTCAAAGGACTCAAACCGTGCGAGCTACCGCGCCTATAAGCAGATCATCGGCATGGTGATCGAGCGGATCAGGCAGTTCTATGATGTCCAGCGTCAGTTCCGCATTACCGGCGACGATGGACAGAGCCAGTTCGTGAACTACAGCAATGCCGGCCTTGTGCCTCAGGACATGGGCACCGATTTTGATATCGACATGGGCTACCGCGTCCCTGAGTTTGACATCGATGTGCACGTCCAGCGCGAGGACGCCTACACCAGGCTGAGCCAGAACGAGCTGGCCATCCAGCTCTACAACCTGGGCGTTTTTGAACCCCAGCGCGCGCCCCAGGCCCTGCAGATGCTGGACATGATGGACTTCAAGGGCAAGGACGAGCTCAAGCAGAAGGTGAAGGAGAACGGCGACCTGGCCATGATGCTCCAGCAGGTCCTGGATATTTCCATTGCTCTTGCTGGCCAGGCAGGCGATATGAACGCAGCCAATCAGCTGGCGGCCATTGGTCAGCAGCTGGGCATGCAAGTGGACACCATGAACGCTGTGGAAGGCATGGCAGGCAGCCGGCCCCTCATGTCAGACGAAAAGCCGACGTCCCCTGAGGCAGGCAAGGTAAGCAAGCCGCTCACCGGAGGGAACAGGAGCGACAATCTCCTGGCCAAAGCCACAGCACGCAGCGAGGAGGCGACCAGGGTGTGATCATCGTCAAGTTCTCATACCCAACCAGCACAGATCCCGCGGACGATGAAGACAGAAGGGAATTCTATCTGCACGTCACCGGCCATGCGGGATCAAAGGGAGCCAATGACACCTATGACATGGTCTGCTGTGCTGTGTCGACCCTGGTTTACACCCTCGCCTGGAGGATCCAGGAGGAGCTGGCCCATTCCAGGTTGGCCAACGAGAGTCTCACGCTCGACAAAGGCGAGGCTGTGATCCGCGTGACGCCCAAGCCCGGCGAGTATGTCAGCAGCCTTTGCACCTTTGAAACCATCCTGGCAGGGCTCCGCATGCTGGCCAAGCAGTTCCCGGACCACGTGAAAGTCCATGTCCTGCCCAGAAAACTGAAGGAGAATGAAGCATGAGTTTACGACTTACAAATTCAAACGATCTGTGTATAGTGACCTCAGAAAGCCTCAGGAGTCGTGCACCTTACGCACAGTTAGAGGCAGACCTGCAGCTGTTCGCAGAGGAAAGTGGTGGATTCCCTGACGCGGGCGGCAAACTCTTGCTTGTTCTGAATTGCCCATGGGCAGATGGTTTGGAGCGTCA